ATGGTGATCGCACTGAAGCCCCCTAATCTGCGTCGATCTGCGAAATCTGTGGATAGGTCAGGATTTCGAGACCGCAAAAAAGCCGCCTACCCGGAACGGGCAAGCGGCCGATACGAGGACCAGCGGCACATCTTCATCGATGCCTCCGCTAAAGACATGGACGCCGGCGGCCTTGGCGTCATCGATCATCGCATGGGCATCGCGAGCCACCGCCTCTCAATCGCCGTCAGCCACCACCATCGCCGCACGGGGGGAAGGAAATCAGATATCTGGCCATTCCTGGAGGACGGATGTCGGATCCAAGATGGTTCAGTTTTTGGTTCCAAAAAAGAGCGAGGGATCGACGTCTGACGACTTGTCCTTGCCGGAGTTTTGCGTGTTATCGACGCGGGTAATCTTGAAGTTTTTGGCCTGCCCCGAGGTGGATGTTTCAGCTACGGATCCCACGGAGAAATCGGTGCTGAAGACAACCAGGCCTTTGATCCCATTCGGGAATTGATATTTGATCGTGTTGGACCCCACGGTTTCCCAAGAGAATGCCCATGCGGCGCGCGCCTTTTTCCGGACTTTCGCGGCGACGACTTTGGGTTGAAACGTGATCTCGGGACCATCGTTCCAGCGCCAGGTGGTGCCAATAAGCTGATTGGTAAAGGCACTGGACGGATTTGTAGCCGACTGCTGCGCTTGAATGTTGAGTTCGATTTCCGCCTTGATCGCATTGGCGGCATCCAAATTTCCCGTGCGCTCGACTTGATTCAAAAGCTGATTCAGAGCCTCGATGTAACGCTGGCGAATGGGTTGAATCGCTTTCGCGGAGTCCATTTCAAAGGTCCGCTTGAGATTAAGGGCTTCCGCTGGCAAAGCGGCATTGCTAGTTGCCGTGTCTGCCAGCGCGGGGAATGCCAGACAGACGGATGTAAAGGCGATGAGGAGGGGGATCTTCATACGTTACAGAGTTGAAGATAGCTGGATGCTCAGCTCTGTCACTGCGGAATTGGGCCGGCCGAAATGCGCTCGTTACCCCGCAGGCGCTCGTTTCCGGCGGGCGGCGCAATGGAGCGCGCCGAAATTTCGGTGATTCCGCATTTTCTCGTTTGACTCCGGGAATCTGATCCGCTTTATTTTCCCTCCCGACGCAGCCGTAGCTCAATTGGATAGAGCATCTGACTACGGATCAGAAGGTTTGGGGTTCAAATCCCTACGGCTGCACTTCTTAAATCGTTATGTTCTAACGATTTACATCTAGCAATCATCTGATTGTAGATCACCACTCCCGGCACATCCTACGGCTAATAAGCCGCGTTCCGATCCGTAGGATGAAAGCCATGTTCGAAGGCATTCTTGGACAGAGTATTCCTCTGAATCTGAATCTCGCGTAGCCGCTCCGCCTTCTGTTCAGGCGACAGCCCCCGCGTATTCAGCACCCACGCCTGCGCCTTGTTCAGCTCCGTGAGCTGCTGCCGCACGCGCCGGAGTTGTTCGATCATCGAGGCCCCGCCAGCCTGCGCAGCGTACCACGACAGCTCCGCGCGATTCTTCCGCCAGAAGTCCGCCTGGTCGCCCGTCCGCAGTTGCTGCCCGTACTCCTTGAAGTCCCGCAGCCGCTGCTCCGCTAGGTCCATCGCTCGATAGTACCGCGTCACCCACGCCGATGGCTCGTTCGGACCCACCACGAGCCCCTTGATTCCCGGCAGACTCCGCCAGTCCGTTGCCGGCGCAGGCGGCACGTCCACCAGATGCGCATGCGTCAGCGCCCAATCCACCGCCGACGTCCCATACCGCCCGAGGCCGCCGAGATACCCGCGCACCGTATTATCGATCAGGATCGGCGACACATTCAGCTTCTCGCCCAGCCACCGCGCCGTCACGCTCGTGTCCGCATTCGCCCGCAGCCCGGGCGAGAGCGACATTTCCGCGTCGTTTTGCAGCGGCCCATTCTTGAAGAAGGAATAGTTCGTCATGTCCTCCACGAGCGGCTTCACCATCGCCGCCACGCCCAGGTCGCCATGCACCAGCGTATTCTCGAGCACGTCGCCCCACCATTTGTTCAGCGCATTCTTGTCGCGCTTGTAAATGTAGTCCGACGCCCGCTCCACGCTGGTCCCGAAGATCGTCCCCAGCAGAAACGGCTTCGGCACCGACAGGATGAAATCCGCGCCGAAGGGCTTCATATCGATGTTCCAGAAGAACCCCTTCCGCCACTCCGGCAGTCCCTCGATCCGCTCGTCATCCTTGCCCAGCCACCAGCACAGCAGCGACGGCACCGTGATCATCGCCACCGCGCGCATCGTCGTGCTCGCCGGCCGCTCCGTGAATGAGCGCCGCATCTTGTCGAGGTCCTGGATCATCACGTTGAAAAACGCGATCAGCTTGTTCGCCACCTGCCCCTTGTAGCCCGCTCGCGCGAAGTCTAGGCTCGCATCCCTCGAGGCATTTGCCGCCTCCACATCGCTCTTCCCGGCCAGCTTCGCGCGGCGAAATTCCCCGATCCGCGTCCCCGCATCCATCACCTCGCTCGCGTACCGCAGCGCATGGATCACCGTCATCGGGTTCATCAGGTGCAGCGCCTGCTCCACAGCCGTGCGATTCCCGCGCGTCACCTGCTCGAGCGCCTCCCGCGGATTCCGCACCTCCATGCTGTACAGCCCGCCATACTTGCCGCCGGACTTCACCCAGTCCTGATACCAGTGATCCTTCCGCACCATCGAGAAGGCCCCGCGCGCCAGATCGAGGAATGGCATGTATCCATGCTCGGAATACACACCGGTGATCATCTGGTGCCGCAGCGGATGGCGGATCAGGAACTCCGGAGCCAGCGTCGCGCCCGCCCGCAGCAGCCCCGTCGCCTTCGACATGATCTTCAGCGCTGGGAATTTCGAGAATACCTCCGCATCCACGCTATCCATCATCGTCAGCGCCCGCAGCAGCTCGCGATCCTCCACCTGGAAGAGCAGCTCCTTACCGCCCTTCCATACGCGGAAGACACCCTTCCGCCCATTGATTCCCTCGCTCGCGCGGAAGAGCGTGAACCCCAGATCCAGCCCCGCCGTCTTCAGCGACGCCGTATTGATTCCCGCCTGCTGCAGCGCCTGCAGCACCTCCTCGTGGCTCACCTGCACCGGCTTCATCGGCTTCAGAATCGTCTCACCGATCCGGCCGCCACCCTGCACCTTCCGCACCGCATCCACGAATTCCCGCCCCACGCGATTCCGCTCCGCCAGCTCGCGGAACATCATCGTGTTTTTGATCACGCTCTGGAGCGGGTCCGCGATCATCAGGTCCGATCCCTTCATCCCGCGCACACCAGAGAACGTATTCACGAAGCCCTTGCCAGTCCCACGCTTCGCGCTCGCCCCATTCAGGCTCTCCACGATGCGGTAGAATGGCACATAGTCCCGGTTCGCATCCCGCATCGCCGCGAGCTGCTCGGGAGTGAAGAATCCCGCCTGCTCCAGCATCCGCATCTGGTTCTCCGTGTACTTCACCAGTTCCTGCCGCCGCGCCTCGTACTTCTTCGCCCAGCCCCGCATCAGCTCGGGGTAATCCTTCCCCGCCATCACCGGCTCGAACCCCGTGCGAATCCCCTGCGCACGCTTCTCCTCCGCACGCTTCAGCGCCGCATACATCGAGAATTCCCGCAGATCGTGCCCCGTCAGCTTCGTCAGGATTTGCTTCAGCCCCGGCCCCACCACGTTACCGTCCAGGTTCGTCTGGTGGTGCTCGAGATCGTACTCCGCCTTCGAGCGCCAGCCGCCCTTGAAGTTGTTCGCCAGCTCTGCCACCCGCCGCGCCTCGGCATGCGGCAGGCCGAATGACTCCAGCTCCTTCATCGCCCGCTCGATCGGCGCGAGCTCGTGCACCCACGCCGTATACCACTCGCGCAGCTTGTCCGTCAGCGTCGGCTTGTCGTCCGCGCGGTCGTCCCACTGGATCATTTCCTCAGCCTTCACCTTCGACGGCTGCGAAATATACGCCGCCACCTGCTTCTGCACCTCACCGAGGATCCGCTCCATTTCAGGGTAATCCCGGTGAATCGTCTCCTCGAAGTGCTTCGTGAACATCGGAGCCAGCGCCCGCGCCGCCGCCGGATCACTCACCCATGTGCGGAACCATTCCGCCACGCCCTCCATGCGCACCATCGCCGGCGTGTACCCCGGCGCGCTCGTCGCCGCGCCCATCGGCATCAGCTCGTGATCGTACGCCCCGCCGAAATCCATCGCCCTACCACGGTTTCCCGCCTCCGGGAAAATCATGTGGTGCAGATAGTGGCCCACCTCGTGCAGCAGGGTAGGGATGTCGTTCAGCGCCCGCATGCGGATCGTCTCTGGGCGAATGCGATATACGCCCAGCGCAGCCATCGCCCCCTTGCTCACCCGCATCCCCGCGCGGATCGGCACATCCAGCGCCTTCCGCAGATATTGGCGGATCTTCGTCGGGCTCGGGTTCCCCTTCGTCTCCGGCCGCAGCCACTCCACCGCCCGCGGCAGCGTAGCCGCTTCACGCGTGTACGCCTCACCAGGCGCACCGCCCGCATCGCTCGGCGGTGGCGTCCACCCAGCCGGCTTGTCCGGCATATACGCCGCATCCGGATGCGTGGCATCGAATCCGCCCGCACCCTCCGCAGCACCAGCGGCCGCCGCGACATTGGTCCTATCCGTCCCATCCGTCCTATGTCCCCCCGTAGCACCACCCGCACCCTCCGCAGCACCCCCAGCGCCCTCTGCGCCAGCCGCAGCCGCATTCTCATTCACCGTCATCGGCTCGAGCACGCGCCCACCCACCAGCGCATTCATGGCCGCCATCGGGATTGCCCCGAGGATCGCCTGCTTCCACCCGGGCGAGAGATCGCTCCGATGCTCAATGATCGCCTGCGCATGCTGCACCACCACGTTCGTCGGGATCGCCATTGCAGCGCCCGTCCCCGCCCGCTCCGCCACGCGGCCCATTACCGAGCGCGCCGCGGATGGCGCACCCATCGGCAGCACCGAGGCCGCATCCACCAGCGCAGCCGTGGCGATTCCCGCCACCGCCTGGTCCACCACGTCCCCGCCGCGCGACGCCGCTCGCTTCGCCGCATCACTGCCCTCGATCGCCGCCGTAGGCGCGAACATCGCCGCCGCCCTAGCCAGGTGCGGAGCGATCGATTTCATCGCGTTCGTGATCGTCGGTGCCGCGTCCGCCATCACCGTCGCCCCCGACTCCTCCAGCAGTCCGCTGCCACCCGTCGCCAGAGCCAGAGGCACATCCCGAGGCAGCGAGCCCATGCTCGCGCCCACCATTCCAGGCGTCGTGTACTGCTCGTTCTGTTGGAGTTGCAAATGATTCCGCCACCACTCGCTCGGCGCGATCATGTTCTCGTACCAGTGCTCGTAGATTTGCGGGCTCTTGCCCGTCACCGCCTGCACCGCCGCATCCTCGAGATATGGGAAAATCCCGAGGCCCTGATTCACGAACTCCGGCACCGACAGCAGCGCGTCACCCGCCTGCCGCCCCAGCGCTTCGAAGAACCCCACCTTCCGCGCCCCGCCGCGCGCCAGGTCCGCCTTTGCCTCCGGAGAGAGCGTCGGCGCATTCGCCAGCGCCGGTATCTGCGGAGCCGCATTCGGGTCCGGCGTCGGAGCCGGGATCGGCGACGGCGCACCAGAGCCGTCGTCCACGATGTCCTGCGGACTCGGCGGAAGAAATGGCGTAGGCGAAGGCCCAGCCGGCAGCAGCGGCACCGGAGGAGCCGCCGGAGCCGGGGCAGGGGAGGGAGCCGCCGCCACAGGCTGCGCAGGCTCGGCCGCAGCAGCAGGCGGAGCCTGGATCACTCCGCCGCCACCACCACCGCCCTGCGGTCCACTCCCGTCGTCAATGATGTCCTGCGGCCGCGGGGGAACAAACGCAGGGCGTTCCGTATTGTTCAATGGTTGAGCTGGCGGCGGAACAAAAGTGTCACCGTTCCACGTCCCAGCCAAATCGGGCCGATCTTTGTAGTATTGTGACATATTAGAAAATGTCGGCTCATTCGGCTTTTTGAATCGGTCATCCCAATGTCCCGACATCGGGTCAGGCCAGAACCCGGTCAGGAAAGCCCCAGGAAGGTCGTAGTCTCCTCCGGAGTCACGCGGGGCAACTTGACCCTTCCACGCGAGATACTTCGCGCGATTCGTTGGAGTCAAAAGGGTCTCGTAGTTTCCCGGATTAACATCTGCCTTCGCCAATGCTAAATCGACAAGCTGCTGTCTCGTGGTCCCATCCGCAACGGGGTGTTCGTCCACGTGAAGCCCCGTCATTAACGAGTCCTGGACATAGCGATGCTCATCATCGATCTCCTGCAACCGCTGCTCCGCGCTCGATTGCTGACTATCCGGCTGTTGCTGCCCTGCCGGCGCTGCCAGTATCCGCCACTGCATCGGCGTCTTCCCATCCCCGCCGAGCAGCTCGTTCGCCTTGTGCGTCAGATCGATCACGTTCCCATCACGCCGCTCCACCTCAGCGCTGGGCCCCTTGTCCACGATCGGCGCGAGCAGCTTCGCACCCGTCGCGGGATTCACCACTTCCACCTGCGCGCCGTGCGCCGCATCCTCGTGGCCGAAGTGCGCCCGCAGCACGTCCCGCGGCAGGCTCACGCCCACCACATCCGCATTATTCGTATTGTCGCCCCACGCCCCGGTCCCGCCATCCTGCGGGTCCTGGTACCCGAAGGTCGTCGCCACGCCCTGCGTGTACGGCTGCTCGGGCACGATGTCGTCGGGCTTCGGCGGCACGAATTCCACCACAGCCGTCCCGCCGTGGTGGTCAAACTCGTCGAATGGATTACTCATGCCCGCGCGCCCGCCTCTCGCACACCCCGCGCCGCATGCACGGCGTCACACTGTACCGCCCCTGTCCGATTCCCGACTTGCCCAGGTGCGGGCAGTTCTTGCACGCGTGGAAGTGCCTGTCCGCACCCTCACGCCCATCCTTTCGCTCTGTCGTCTTCATCCCCATTTCCCTCCGTCTCCCTCGTTCACTCGTTACGCCGCGTGCGGCGGCCGGAATGGCAGGTGCATCACCATGCAGCTCACATCCGCCCCGCTCAGATCCGGCTGATCGATGTCCACGAACCACACGCTATACCCCAGCTTGTCGCACGTCTTCAGCATCCACTCCATCGCCGTCCGGTACTTCGCCATTTCGGGGAAGAACATTCCCGAGAGCAGGATCTTCCTGCCGGGAATCTGCACCACGTTCGTCACGCCCGTGCTCATCACTGCCGGAGGCACTTCCACCACGTTGCCGCGCTTCGCGATTTCCGCAAAGCTCGCCGCATCCATGCCAGCGCGATTCACCAGGAACGTCTCCGGATCCAGCACCGCGAGCGAGCAGTCCAGATGGTACAGCTCATCGCTCGTCTCGCGGATCGGGATCACCTGGCACCCTGTCTGCTTGGCGATCCAGTCCAGCACCGGCTTGTCGGAGAATTTTCCCCATCCGCCGAAGTAAATATTATCCTTCCAGTGCTTGAAGTCAGCTTCCCCCTCGAAGCACATCCCCTTCGGCGGCTGGATCACCCGGTATCCATGCGCCTCGAAGAATTTCCGCGCAGGCTCCTCCTCGCAGTCCCGCCCCGGTGCCTTGTACCGCGCCAGCACGATCACCGGGTTGTCCCCGTCGATCGCCACGCCGATGTTCGCGACATACGTTTGGTCCTGGCATCCCTTCACGGGCGGGATCTCGAGCACGGGAACCCCAAACGCCCGCACCGCCCGCACGATCCGCTCGTATTGCGCCATCGCGCGCGGCACGTCCACCTTCTGCCCCTTCATGAAGACGTTGTTCGGGATCTTCGTGGAGAGGTATTTCGGCGGGCACATCACGAACTGCATTTCGAGCGCCCGATCCGCCTGCCCGTCGCCGTACTTGGCGTCGAAGGCCGCCTTCAGGTGCGGCTGCGTCCGCAGCTTCCGCATCGCCGCCGGCGGCGGCTGCGGCATCACATGCTCAGGGCGTGGAGGGACGAACGCCATGGCCGCTTTACCTCCAGCTTGCCGGATTGCTCACATCGCCCCCGAGATACACGGAGGTGCCGCCGCCAGGCATCCGGTACGCGCGGCCCACCACGTAGCCATTGGCAGCCGGAGAGGCCGCGGGCGACACCGCCGCCGCAGGCACCTGCCCGGGCATTGCCCCCGGAGCCGGCGTCACGCCAGGCGCAGGCTTCACCGCAGGCTGTGGAGTGGGCATCATGGCCGGCTGCGATTGACCGCCCATCGCGGGAGCCGATCCACCATTTCCCGCGATCTGCGCCAGCTCCGCCTGCTTCTGCGCGAGCGCCGCGCCGATCGTGGGATCCCACGGCATGCCCCAGCCAGCCTTCGCGCCCGGTCCCTTGGACTGCATGTCCGCGTGCAAGGCCGCGATCTCCTGTTGGAGCTGCTGCGCCCGGGCCTGATCTTCCTCGCTATTCGCCGATGCGAAGGGATCGCCGCTCTTCACGGGCCCCATCGCTTGCTGCCCGTTCACCGTCACCGGCTGCGCCGCGCTCGGGTTGTTCGGGTCCACCGCGATTAGAGCGCCATTCGCGAGCTGGCGCACCGTCTTCGGGGCGAGTCGTTGCTGCGGCTTGTGCGTCGGCACCACCGAGCCGTTCACGGAGACGTAATCCGTTCCGGGAATCTGGCTCACATTCGGCGGCATGTCCTTCATCGCCTTGGCGAACATCGTTTCCGAGAGCCCCGCGATCGCGCGCTTCGCCGGCAGGCTCGCCTGTGTGTACTTCTGGAGCGTCGCCGGATCCACGATCGGATTTCCAGTCGGCCCCTTCGCGGTGGCAAACATCGCCATCTTCGCATCGAGCATCTGCGACTCGTCGTGATTCTGCGCCGCCTGCTGGAAGTACTTCCCGGCCGTGTCCGCCAGTGAGTTCACGCTCTGGTCCACGATCTCGCGCTGGTGCTGGAGATTCGCGTTTCGCGCCGCCGTCTGGTTGTTCAGTCCCCGGAAAATGAATTCCGCCGAGGTCGGATCGATTACTGGTGCGAATGGCATCGTATGCTCCCTTCTATTTCCCGTCGTTTAACCAAGCCCGCCGCCGAGGCCGCCGATCAGTCCGCCGGCCACAGCACCCACAGCCGTGCCCACTCCAGGCACCACGCTTCCCATCATCGCGCCGGATGCCGCGCCCGTCACCGCGCCCATCGCCGCGCCGCCGGCATTGAATCCTCCGCCATTCCCCGCGGCGCCCATCGCCCCCATGCCGCCGTACTTCATGGCGTAGTACCGGTTCAGCGAGTTCATGTACTGCGACCACTGCGCATTCGCGTTGAAGTCGTTCACGCCCTGCGATGCCGCCAGCACCTGCGGGAAGACGTCCGCCTGCGCGCTCGTCGCCCCCGCCGCGCTCAGCGCCGTGGGAGCCATGCTCGTCGTGTTGTACGCCATCAGCGCGGGATTCGTCTGGAGGCGGAAGTTCGCCGCCTGCTGGCTTACGTCGAAATTCCGCGCCTGCTTCGTCAGGTCCTGCGCATTCACTCCCTGCGCGAATTGCCGCCCCGCATCCGTCGCGCCCTGCACCATCCCAGCCACCCCGAGGTCCTGGTTCCGGCTGGCCTCGGTGAGCTGCTGCGTCTCGCCAGCGTATCCACGCGCACGATCCTGCCGCGCCTGCACATACTGCGCCCGGTTCAGCACGTCGGAGAGCGATGCGCCGGAGCCCATTTCCATCCCCGTCGCCGCCGCAGCGGCGCGGCCGCCCTGCACCGCCAGGCGCGCTTCTTCGGGCGTGAGCTGGCCGTTGTCGTTCAGCCCGCTCAGCGCCTGCGTCTGCATCGTGGAGAGGACCGGGCTCGGCCCCGCCGTGGAGACCAGATTGTTCAGCGTGGTATTCCCCGCGGTGGGATTGCTCAGCGCCGTGGCCGCACTGCTGTCGAGCGCGCCGCTCAGCGCCGTGGGAGCAGTCGCCATCCCGGCCGCATTCTGCACGTACTGGTTCGCCGTCCGCAGCGCGGGAGCGTTCTTCCGCAGCCACTGCGTGTACGTCCCCATTTCTCCGGTGCGACCGGATGTCAGCGCGCTCAGATAGCTGCCGAAGTCCCCGACCGTGCCGCCGGAGAGCTGGCCGTTCCGGCTCCCGTACAGACTCGAGGCGAGCGAGCCAGCGTTATTGATTTCCTGATTCCCGTTCCGCGGGGCCGGTGCCTTTGGCATCTTCATACGTCCCTCCTTCTCCCTGCTGCGATTAGTACTTGATGATCATCCCCAGCACCAGCGTGGGCTGCACGATCGGGTGCGCCTGTACCGAGCCGAAGCTCAGCGATCCGCTCGTCACTGCGATCGAGCTGCCCGTCTTGGTAAAGTTGTTGTCGGTCGTCAGCGACAAGGTGGGGAAGGGGATCTGCGCACCGATCAGCGCGTACCGATCCACGCCACCCGCCGCCCCCAGCACTTTGGAGTCGATTCCCGGCGTGCCCGTTCCCGTCGCCGTCAGCCGCAGCGCATACGCGCTCGACACCTGCGTGTCCAGACCCGCCACCACACGGCCCCGGCAGTCCGGCAGATTGAACGTCGTGGTCCCGTCCCCGGTTCCAAATGTCACCCCGATCGCGGTGAAGAGATTCGCATACGTCGTCCGGCTCACCGCCGATCCGTCGCACAGCAGCCAGCCAGTCGGAGCCGTGCTCCCCGCGTATTGCATCACCGCGCCAGCGGGAATCTGGAGCTGCGCCACCGTCACCCGCACCAGCGTGTTCGTGGCCGCGCGCCGCAGCAGCACCTCGTCGCTCGTCGCGAGCGTGCCCGTGTAGGACGTCTGATTCCCGATCAACCCCGGCAACGCCGTCGCCTGGTTCACCGTGTCGTTCAGCTTTTGCGCCGTTACCGTCTCGTTCCCCCAGGAATGCCCGCTCTGGAGCTGCTGCCCATGCGCGCAGCCCATTGCGGCCGCCATTGTCAAAAGTGCAAGGATTTTCTTCATAGATTAGTTTGCCGTTCTCGTTGCGGAATCCGGAGGTTGCAGCGGCATCACCGCCTCGAGCGCGAGCTGCCGCAGCCTGGTGCTCGAGCCCGTCATGGAAACCACCACATCCGCGTAATGCCCGCGCAGGCCTATCCCGCTCTTCACGCTGTAGTCGTTCGTGGCAGCGCTCGCATTCTCGACAGTTGCCAACACCAGCGAGGCATCCGGGTTGTACGTGCTCACCGTCATGGCGAGCGTCCCATTCGCGCCGACGATCGCGTTCGCCAGGACGCGGCGGATCCGCTTCGGCCCCATGTCGTCCCACTGATACTGCCGCGTGCGCACCACGCCGACGATCGGCGCGGCGCTCGTCGGCGTCTGGTCGTCGAAATCCCGCTCCTCGAGCAGGAACACGCCGCCGTCGCGCGTGCAGGCAAACAGCCGCTCTTCGCCGTTGAATTGCGCCGGGATGAGGAAATTGATCGCAAAGGGATACGTATCCCGGCTCTCCCATCCGCCTGTGAGCGACGACCAGACGAAGATCGTGTCCGGCCACTGGTTGGTCCCTGTTGGCACCGCCAGCCAGTACCGGTTATTGTGCCACGCCGCCTTTGCGCGGTACGCATACGCCCAGTTCACTTGCTCGAACCACGGGTCCACCGGCTTCGAGAGCGGCGTGGCCAGAGCCCGCAGCGCGAGGTCCTGCGATTGCAGATTGCTCAGCATGTGCACGCCATACGGGCTCAGCCAGAAGATCGATTCTCCCGCCACGATCACGCTGTCCTTCGCCCGGCAGCCGAAGCTCGGGCTCAGCAGCCGCAGGTTGCTCGCCGCGTAGTCGATGCTCAGCCCGTCGTTGCTCAGCACGATCGTGGCCGCATACAGCGACCGCTTGCACGGCAGGAAGAGCTGGCCGCCCGTGTACGGCACCGCCGCCACGATCGCATCGTTCCCGCCCGCGTTCGCGCGGAAGCTCTTCCCAACCGGGTCGAACGTATCGGGATCCAGCACGTCGGAAATCGGCATTTCGTCCCGCTCCCGCACCACCGCCATCTGCGAGTTGAACCAGCACGCGATCCCACTCGAGGGCAGATGCGCATACGTCGGGCCCGCCGCATGCGAGCCGCCGGGAGTTTTCACGAAGGCCGTGCCTGTCCCATCCCACCGCATCGGCGGCTTCACCGGCCGTACGCGGATCGTTCCCGTCGCCGGCGTCGTCGCGGGCACCGTGGCGATCGGGTAGGTGAAGTGGTCCACATCCGTCACCGTGATGTCCACCTCGACGTTGTAGTCGCTCTGGTCCGCCCCAGCCACGCGCACCCGGCCATTCACCAGGCCATGCCCAGGCAGATGCACCGTCACCACGCCACCCGCGAATGTCACGTCAGCAGGCTCCTGCCACTTCCACGCGCCCACCGCATCCCGGCCGCGGAAGATATACAGACTGTCCACCGCCTGCAGCACTGTCACCACGTCGTCGTCCTCGATCGTCTCCCCGGCAGGGTAGGCTAGGTAAATCGTCGGCACGCCGGTTGGCTCACTGTCCACGGTCAGCTCGTCGCTGTCCACCGTCGTGTCGTCGTCGTCCGCCGTGGCCGCGAGATAGTTGCCGCCAGGCGCGAAATTCAGCAGATACGCGCCGCCCGTCCCGGCAAGTACCAGGTATTCCCGAGCCTCCTGCACGAAGGCGCTTTCGTACACGCCGCACGCGTGGATCGCTTCCGCACCCGCGTCGTTGATTGCCGGGCCTCCATTGGCCAGCACGTTCGTCGCATCCGCGCTCGGCGCGGTACCGATCGCGTAGGTGAAGTGGTCCGCATCGATCACGGTGATCACATACGCCCCGAACCACTGACTCGCCCCATTGCCCTTGATCAGCGGCTGCCGCCCCGTCGCGAACCCATGCCCGTATGCCGTGGCCGTCACCGTCCCGCCGGCATACACCAGCGAATCCACCGGCATCCCGTCCGCTGTCACATTCGTCGCCGCCATGTCAGGCAGACTCGGCAGCGCGTAGCTGAAGTGGTCCGCATCCACCACATGAATCCGGAAATCCCCGTACCATCCGTCCGGCCCATCCCCGCGCAGGTTCACGAACTGCAGCTCCGTGTAGCCGTGCCCCACACACGTCGCCGTCACTACCCCGTCCGCATAAGAGAGGCTCGTCACCACCTTGTCCGGCACCAGGTCAAAGGGGATGTCGAGCTCCGACGAACCCACCAGCACCGAGCGCGCGAGCCTTGCGGACCCCTTCCGCGGCGTCGGCTGCGCCCGATCCAGCCGCACGTTCATCGCATCAGCCAGTATCCCAGGCTGGAGCACCAGCGGGTTGTCCCGCGCGTTTACGCCGAGAAACGCCGAGTCGCTATCCGTAGCGATCGGATTATTCATCGGACGATATGCAGCAGCCGGTGGCATGGGATTAAACGACGTACTTCGCCCCGTTGTGGATCCTCACGGTCAGCCCGCGCACGATCCCATCATCGAGGTGGCCGAAGTGTTTGAAGGCCGCCTGCGTCATGTCCACCTGGTGCTTCGCGCTCTTCGCGGGGCCCAGATCGATCAGCGGCCCATCCACGCTCACACCCGCCAGGGAAACGGTGATCGGCGTGTACCACGGCAGCCGTGGAATCGGCGATCCCTGCGTGCTCGGCACCTTCGGACCGAAGTCCATCGGCAGCGCAAAGCCGACGATCTCCGGATGCCCCTTCGTCAGCACGCCAGAGGCCGTCTCGCCATTGTCCTGCGGGTCATTATCCCCACCGAACCACGACCCCACGGCATCACGAATCACGAGATCCGGGCCGTCCACCTCGACGATCCAGCCCCACGTGCCATCCCCACGCACCACGCGCGGACCTGTAGCTGCGGCAGTCCCTTGCCGCGCACCCTCCCCCTTCGGAGCAGCGGCCACAGCCGCGCCTGCCGCACCAAAGAGCGCAGTCAGCAGCCATTGAAAGAAGTTCATTTTGGGGAAATGCTATTCGTCGCCACACCCGTCACCTTTTCAAAGGTTCGCAGCCCACCCAGCCCCAGCAGTCCGGAGAGGATGAACATGATGGAATCCAGATTGATTGCAGGGACCGGCGCAGGCTGGTGCGTGAATGCCGTCCAGAAACACGAAAACATCGGCTGGAGGCAATATCCCCACGCGGCGGTTACCACGCAGACCCAGCCAAAGGCCGGACGCCATCCCGCCACAAAGAGGCTGTTATTCGCCGCCTCCGCCGTATTCGTTCCCGCCTGCGCCACGTCCGACGCGCCAATCTGGGCGATCAGCTCCTTCTGGATGTCCGCCGCAGCTTGGGCAGCCTGTGCCTTGTCCGGCACGAATTTATTCACGATGGACAGCAGTGTATCCGTTGCATTCCCGATTGCTGTGATTGGATCGATTCCTGGCATGGTATTCTCCTTGTTTGCGTTTCTCTAAAAACTCACCGCTCCACTTCCGGGTAACGCTCCGCTGCGGGCAGCTTGTACCAGAGCACCTCCACACGCGGCTTCATGCTCGCCACGTCGCCCGACACCCGATTCAGCGTGAAATGGTCCGACACCCCAGCCGCCACAAGCGCCGCGCCCACCGCAGAAACCGCCCCCAGCAGCCAGCCCAGGAACCGCTTCACGATCCGCAGATCGTCCAATATTGAGTTGCGCTCGTCTTCGCTCATGGGGTTAAAGTTGGCTTTCCGTGGACTCTAAAAGAAATTTTGGGCTAGATTTGATTCGGGCGACGGCAATTTTGCTTGTCGTCTTCGCGCATTACTTTGCAAGTACGCCGCTTCGAATCGGTGGATTGCTCGGCGTAGAGTTGTTTTTTGTTCTAAGCGGGTACTTGATTGGCGGCATATTGTTCCGATCGCTTTCAAATCAAACTATTTCATCAAAGAGTTTGTTTGTATTTTGGAATAGAAGGTGGTTCAGGACTTTACCTAACTACATATTCTTTCTTGGAGTTTTCACGGTTCTTGCCTTTTTTAATGGAAATTTGAATTTCAAGACTTGGCTATTGTATCCCGCGTTTCTCCAGAATATTGCCTGGCCAATCCCGAATTTCTTTGGAGTCTCATGGAGTCTTTCTGTCGAAGAATGGTTTTACCTGTTGTTCGCACTGGCGCTATTTATCTGCGCGAAGATTAAGCCAAACTCAGCCCGGCAAATCGAACTGGCTGTGCTGGCGATCTTTTTCACGATTCCATTTATTCTGAAACTGATCTTCGCAGGCCGGATCGATATCGAGACCATGCGGACCATTGTGGTTTTCAGACTCGACGCCATCATGATTGGAGTGCTGGCAGCATGGATAAACATGCACTTCCGCGTGACATGGGTATTCCTAAGCAATCCGTTCGCGTTCATGTTTTCTCCAGTACTCATTTCTGTTGGAACGATCATGTTTTACGGTCGAAATCCCACCCTTGCCGCACTTTCGTTTACGCCAATATCGTTTGGAGTCGCGCTTGCAATTCCACTTCTAACGAAGTGGTCTGAGTTTAAAAATCTTCCAGGCAGGTTCATCACGTATATCAGCACAGTTTCGTATAGCGCCTATCTACTCCACATGCCCCTGTTTGATATTTCCGAAAAACTGCTTCACAATTCTATTTTACTAAGTGGACACTTAAAACTTGTTGAAAGATTGGTCATGATCTCTGCGACCTTTGCGGCGGCTTGGATTCCGTATGTATTTATAGAGAAAAGGTTTTTAAAATTAAGGCCTTCCGATCGGCCAGTCGTTTATCTTCCGACACAGGTGTAGGCCGCCAGCGGTGTCGCTGCGCTCACGCAATTATTTGCCACGCCGATGTATGTCGTAACTCCTCCTGTCATAACCCACTCACGAGGCGCGTTTGAATCAAGCTCAGCTCGCAGGCCTGCAGCACAATTCGAAAGCAGCGTTGCGGCGGCCGCGGGATATGTGCTCTGTATCGCAGCCGCCTCAAATCCAACTCCATCAGGCCAAGCTCCTCCGTTTTGGTAAGTGCCAAGCGCACCTCCTCCAGACGCCGTTGCTGTTCGAACCGCGTCCCAACTTTCATTGGATTCCAGGTGGGTGGAAAATCCCGATGAGGAGTCGATATAGCTATTAGTGGTCAGTCCATTGTAAATCCATGTAATTACAGCCGCTTTATTTGTGGTCGCCAGGCCAGTGATGACCGCATATGCGTTTTCTCGAACACCATGCTCGGTGTCCTTAATGGTTGCAGTCTTGTATGCACCTGCACCAGAGTCCCAAAGATACGTATCCACCGCGCTCTGCATTGCGGTCTCTTCGGCATCGTAACTTGTCGCCTCAGTTAGTAGCGCCGTCGTTCCAATGGCGCGATCCATCTCGGCCATTTCTTTGAGCGAACGAAACCTCTCGCAGGACACGGGAAGATTGTATCCACTTGCGGCAACCTGATCCTCAAAGCCATCGCCCACGACGATATTGGTCAGCGTGGCATTGTCGGCGATATAAACTAAATGATTAGTTATTGGCACATAACTCAGGCCGCTCTTGATCTGGTTATAATATTCAGAATAAAGTGTTGGAGATCCTGTCTGCTTGTAGTGCGTGTAAATCGCGTCAATCAACTCGTATATATTGTCGTACGCTGGCAGAGAATTGACCGCAATAGCCGTCCCGCTCTGCGTGATCCCATCGTAAATCGCGCCATCACTCGTGCGCTGAATGCCTATGATCGCCGCGATCTGATTAGCTGCAAACGATGGAGCAAACCATGCAGGGTCCGCCCGATAGCATCTGGAAAAATCGCGAATATAAAGCTCGTTTGCGTACCCGACCGCTGGCGCAAAACCTGTCTTTCCCGAACAGGGTCCGCCCGTGAACGTAAATAATACCCGCGAGAACGTGCGCTCCGCTAAAGCGCGCAAATGCGCTTGCGTTGCAGAGTTGGCAATATCAAGACCACGAGTTGCAACGTACCTGTCGAGAATGGTTGTAAGGGTCGCGACCTGTGTGGAGGTGAGGTATTGCCCAACCACAACAAGCGGCAGCACGATCCCCGGGTACGTAGTAGATGCAGGAGCTTCTCCGCGCCCGATGACTAAATTCCCCGTTGCGTGGAAAGCTGCACTCGTTACCGTTGACCCCTGCGCCGCTCCCCGCCAGTAAACCTGACCTGTTGTCCCTGTGCTTGTGGCAGCCCACAGACCAGATTTATCCGGGTAGGCACCTGCCAAGCCAACCGTCCCCGTATCTCCAATATTAAAGTAAACCTTATCCTCAGTCTGGTTTCCGGGATTGAAGAGATAGCGCCCAGCGCCTGTGCCAGTATTCAAAAACCCGCAGACCTCGCCAGAGCTGCGGCGATCGGTTCCCATGTAGACGCCCCACGTCAAATTAGTTGGGTCGAGTGATGCCGAAGAAAGGCCGGTATCAATATGCTGGCTTGAAGCCTCGCAAAAGCTTATTCCAACCGGCAAATAATTAGCCGACGTTAGATTTGCGCCAAAAGTCGGAACAGCACCAAACTGATTAATGATCGTCTGGTAAGACCCCGTGGTGAGATCAGCCAGAAAATAAATTTTCGAGATCAACCCGGCGGCAGTCAAATCCGCGATGAGCTGATTGACATTGGAATTGCGCGTAGCGCTCGTCGCGTTAGCAGCGACCTTATCGTCACGCCCGGAGATGTTCGCCGCGAAAGTCGCGCTCGCCGTGGCTGGCGTCTGCAATAGGCTGGCCGAGGTGCCCTGCGTGCCATCCGCCTGCGTGGCCGCCGGGAAATTCGGCACTTGGTCCAGCGTCAGTCGAATCTTCCACTCGCTCGCGAGGAAGTTGACGTTGCTATTCGGATCAGCCATCGCAGAATTCAGCGCGCCATCCGTCGTAGCCCCCAGCCAGTTCGCCGTAGCCGCCGAGTCCATCCACGTCGTCGTCCCATCCGCATTGATCCTCGCCACCGAGTCCGAAGCCTGCGGCGTATAAGTATGCGAATACAAATCGGCGAAATTCGTATTCACCTTCTGCATCGCACCCCTTAGCGAATCCCCCGTCCCATCATTAGCCGTGGTCCCCACGTTGATCGTCTGCTGCGCCCCAAAAGCCACACCAGCCGCAGCCAGCACCACCGCCAAAAATCCCAAACGTCCCTTCATATCCCTAGTTCCCCTTGGTTTACTTAATTCTTAATTCTTAATTCTTAAAACTCCATTAGCGCCTACCGCGTCTTATCCACCGTCACGTCCACGCGATCCACCGTCACATCCGGACGATCCGCCTTCACTGGCCGGAACTTGATCCGCCCCGCGTCGCGCATCTTCACCTTGATCTTCAGCTTCATCGCTTAGTTCGATTTCAGATACGCCCTCACGTACCCGCTGTGCAGTTGGATGTCCGTGAACCGCCCGCTGAACGAATCGCCGGCCAGGTACACCCGGGCCACCGCCGGATTGGGATCCACGCCCATTCCGTTTCCATTGCCGTTCAGCACGTGGAATTTCGCGTCCTCGAGCACCTCGATGTACTCGTACTTGTCGCTGTGCAGGTTCGTATCCCCGATCTCGAGGAATCCCGCCGCGCCGTTGACCGTCCGTGTATTGCAGCCCATGCCCTATCTCCTTCTCCTTATGGACACCGAGCGTTCGCGGTAGCCTCCCTGCCGCGCCTCGATGTCGTACTGTTCGTCCTGGAGCGCCTGGTATGCGGCGCTCAGCTCTTCATCCTTGTTCGCCGTCTGGCCTTCCTCGGCCCAGGCATCCGCGCACACCGCCCGCTGGAGGAACCGCGCGATCTCCTCGATCAGGAATTGCCGCGTCCAGTTCGCATCCGAGTCGTCCACCGCCGGCGGCGCCGCATCCGTGTTCACCGCGATCGCGCGGAAACATTCCTTCCGCGCCGCCACATACACCACGTCGCCGGGAAAGTACGTCGGCACCGCGCTCCACTCCGTCACGGTGAACTTCGGGGCCGGCAGTGTGTACTCGATCCACACGCTAGTCGGCGCATCCGTGCCCGGATGAAATTGCACCCCGTTCTGGCTGATCTTCCACCGCACCTCGCAGGGATTGCACGTCACCAGGGGATTCTCCCGCCACACGGACAGCACCACGCCGATCGGCGTCTTCCCAGCCTCGTCGAGAGGGATGAAATTCCCCTGCGCGGGATCCACAGTCACGTCCCGCTGCTCGAGCACTCGGGCGCTTGGCCAGTCGTACGAGCGCCACGCCTCCCGCGCGCGCTCCGTCATGTACCCCGCATACGCCTCCTGCGTGTGCGCGGGCACCGTGTCGGGGTTCTGACCCTGCCGGCGCATCGCCGCGTTCAGCACCTCGAGGAAACTGGCCGTCCGGATCGCCACCGCGTCACACCCCTCCGAATCGGTTTGCCGTCACGATGCGGCCCGTTCCCTGGCGCGCGTTCAGCCCGTTTACGCGGATGGTCGTCTTGTCCGCACGGCTGCGCTCACGCTGCACCAGTCCGCGCTTCATGCAGTCGTGCATGAAATCCTTGTCGTCCCAGCACTCGCGGCCATAAACGCCCGCCAGCCCGAAATAAACCGACGCATCCACCCTTGCGAATCGCTCGCCGATTCCGTCCGCCATCCGGTTCACATGCTTGCGCGCGTCCGCATTGATCCGGCGCTGACGCTCGATGCCGATCCGCTGCTGGATCTGGTAGCCCATCCGCAGCTCACGCTCGGCCGACTTCGGCAGCGCATGCAATCCCAGCACCGCCGACAGCTCCTCCGAAAAATTTGCAACCACTCCCATGCGAATCTCCTCTCAACTCAGAACCCGGCCCCGCGCTTCGCGCGAGGCCGCGCCCGACCGGAAACCACACCCATGAAAACCGGCCGGGCGCTTCGCCGCCTCAGACCAGCTTGTCCACCTGCGCGATCGCCAGGAAGAACGTGATGGACCCCGTGTCCAGGGCCGCCAGGTTCTTGCCCGCCATCGGCGTGAAAGTCGCCTTCAGGTCCGCAGCCGCCGGATACGCCACGGCGGTTCCCGCCTTGGTATCCACGTGTGCCCCGTTGGCATTGATCTGTGTGGACGTCAGCAGGCTGTTCGCCGTGCCTCCGTCGCCCAGCGTCACCGTCAGGTCGTTGAACGCCGCATCCGCGGAATTCTTGAACGGCGTCTGCAGGTACATCCCGACACGCTGCACGATGGAATGCGCCGGCAGCGCCCCAGTCAGCGTGATCGCCTGCGCCTCCGCGTTCGTCGCGTCGGTCAGGTCGCTGTGCAGGATCGTGAGCGAGTGCGTGTAACCATGACGCCGCTGCTCGAATTCTCCCAAAAGTTTCAGTCTCATTTTCTATTCTCCTCGTTTTGCGAGGCCCCTGGCCGCGCCGCCCTTACCCCTCGGCGCGGCCCCCTCGAGCCTCAAAAGTTCGATTTCCTCAGTGGTTGCCCCCTCTGGATTACGTGGCCTTGATGGCCGCGTGGCTCAGCGGGTTCAGCATCGCCAGCGCGAAGATCGCGTCGATGATCGCCGATGGTCCGCCGCCTCGGTCCTCGAGGTCCTGCACGCCGGGATTCGTATGCGGGCGGAACTGCACCGCATTCATATCCACGATCGCGCCGTACTTGGTATCGGGCATGAACGCATCGTAGAAGATTTGCACCGTGCCGAAGTCGGAACGGTAGAAGTCCACGCACGTGACGATCGCCCGGTCCGCGCCGTCCACCATGAACGTGCGCACCTGGTTCTGCACCGCCGGAGCATCCGCGTCGAAACGCACGAAGTTCGACAGGTGCACCTTCAGCTCTTCACCCACGAAGGCCTTCAGCTCCTGCGCGCCCTTCTTCGTCTGCTTCGCCCGGCTCGTGAGCAGGGCTTGCAGCGCGTTCTCGCTGAAGTTTGCCAGCGTGCCGCTGTAGATGCTCGCCGCCGGCGTGCGATAGCCCGCGGGCGGAGCCGTCACACCATCCGTCCAGGCAGTGCCGTCCGGCTGGAGCCAGTTGAACAAGCCGCGCGTGCGGTTTGCCGTCACGCCGTCTTCCTCGAAGGAATCCTGCGTGCCCAGACAGATCGTCTCGATCTTGAACTTCAGCTCCTCCGTCTTCTTGGCCTTCGCGCGGGCGAATTCGTCCGGCACACCGGCCACCACCGCCACGCTCTGCGCTCGGCGGCTCACCCTCGGGTACTTGCGCACCTCCATCGCGCGGAAATAAATCCTCGCGCGGTTCGCGGCGGCATTCTCCGTCTCGCCCACGTCCTGCCCATCGAGCGTGCCGCTGGTGTCCTGCGTGTCGTACGCGTCCACCTGGCTGCTGCCGAGCATGTTCGTGATGCGCGTTCCCTTCGTCAGCATCGAGCTGAGAGGTGTGTCAGGCGCTGCGATGTTGGACACGATGTCTGCGATGTCCTCGCGCTGCCCGACCTGATCTGCGTATGTTTCTCCTGGCATTTTCCCTTTCAGGGGAGGGGACTTTCTTTCCCCTCGCTCCTTCTCCCTTGATTTGTTGTGCGCTCAGGCCGCCTTCCGGCTCGTCGAGAAGAATCTCGCCACGTCGTCCACCGTCCCGGTCGCGTTTGCTTTCTTGCGCGCGGCACTCGCCTCGGCGTCGTTGCCTCCGGCCGCGCCCGTGGGCGCGCTCGCCGCAGGCTGCCTCGGCGTCCCCGGCGCGATCGCGGTCGCCGGCTTCTTGGCAGGCGCTGCCGCGCCTCCCTTGCCGGTTCCCGTCTTCCCTGCCTTCGCCGCCTTCTCAGCCTCCTCGGCTTTGAGCCCGCGCAGATACCGGCCCACGATGATCTCGGGGTCCACGAAGCGCTTCAGCTCCGGCCAATGACTCAACAGCGTTTGATACGTCGCATGATCCTCCGTCCCCGGCCTCAACAGCTCCGGATACTCCTCCCGGGCGCGCGCCAGATACTGCTGGCGGTCCTGGAGATAGCGCATCCGCTGCGGGATGTGCTGGTTGAGCATCCGATCCGTCGTGGCAAGTGCCGTGCGCACCTCTTCAGCGCTCACTTCCATCGTCTTGCCATCGCCGAGATCGATCGTCCCGCCTTCCGGATTCGCATACGCCCAGTCGCGCATGCTCAGCGCCTGGTCCAGCTCGCGCTGGAGCGCCTGCGGATCCTCGATATGCGCGAGCGGATTCTCCGCCGTGGGCGCAATGACAGTCGGGGCCTTCCCCGCCACCTGCCGCTCGAGTTCCGCGATCCGCTCGGCCTGCGTGCGGGCGGTCTCCTCGGCGGTCGTCGCGCGCCTCTCAGCCTCGCGCCGCTTCGCCGTGATCTCGCCCACACGATGCCGCGCCGACTCCGGCCAATCCTTGGCCTCCGGCGCTTTCATGGGATCTTCCTCGTCGATGACTGCCGCCGCGGGATCACCCGCCGCAGTGCCGCCATCCGGATTCTGTGGATCATCCGGGTTTTCCGGATCTTCGTCTCCTGCCGCCGCACCCGCGCCGGTCGCTGTGGAGTCATCGGCCGGCTTTGAAGTCTCCGCGCCTTTCGCGAAATACCGTGCCGCCGAATCTACGTCGGTGATCGCGGCCACCCGGCCGGCCTCACCCTCTGCTACTGCTGCTTTCGACATGGATGTATAGGGTTGCGCCATGCGCGCCCTCCAAGACGGCGGGCAGGCTGGTGGACATCGCTGATTCCCGACAGCCGACGCATCCCATCGAGGGGATTTCGTCCGTCGCGCGGCTCAAATGCGAAGTGAAGCCTCATTGCGAAGCCACTCACACCACGCGCCCCGAGCCCTGGCGAACAAACCAGCGCCCGACTCAACCCAACTCAGCCGGAACCAACCCGACTCAACCCAACATCACACACCAAAATCCGGGAAAACCATGAAGAGCATGAGGGGTAGGGGATGGAAATTACAGACAGCGCAACCACTCGTCGCGCTCTTCCTCGGCAGCTTCCTCTGGAGAACATTCACGAGTATCACCGCCAAAATCGTCCAGCGTACAGCCGGCCATATTCCACCCCTCACGCAGCGGAACCCCGCACAACCTGCGAATGGCCAGCGCGTACCTGATTTTCCAGAAAACAGCCTTCACGCCCTTCATGGTTTCACCTCTTCAGCGGCGGACTCCCGATACTCGCCAGTAAACCGGAATTCATTCGCATTCACCGTCCGGACATAGATCGCCTCCTGCCATCGCCCGTGAACCAGAACAGGACACCCGAATATCTTGTCACCAACATTGAAGCCGCACGCCGCCCTTCCGTCGTCCGGTCCACCTACAAATTTGATAGATTCATTCATGGTTCAAGAAATCCCGTAAATCCTGTCAATCCTGTTTAGTTCGAAGCTCGACTCACTCCGCATCCATGTCGCTCAGCGCTTTCTCGCGGATTTCCAACAGCCCGTCCAGGTACTGCCGGAGCGCCGCCACGCCGCCCGCGCTGTGCGCAAGCAGCCCGTGATCGCTCGCCACATGCTGCGATGTCGCATTCGTCGCACAGGCATTGATCGCCTGCATCGTCAGGAATTTGATTGCCCTCCACCGCGGATCATGCTCCGGCACCGCAAACGCCATCCGCAGCGCCTCATCCCCGAGCTGCGCCGCCGCATCCTCCACCGCCACCTGCACCGGAGAAGCAATCTTCCTGAAGCGCACTTCCCACCCAAAAATCCGAAAGCTCTTCATGCCGGATGCGTTGCCTCCTGGAATGAGCAGCTCGGATAATGTGGCGCAAGACCTCCGACCATCGAAATGAAGACCGGAGAACCATTGGCGATAAGCGCGCGCTCGACCTCGTTTGGCTCCCACGCAACCACGCAGATTTCACTGCCGTCAACACTGCCACCTTCAACCCGTCCGCGGTAGGCGGCAATCGTTCCGCACTGACTCTCATCCAGATCATCCGGTGGCCGGAACTTGCAATTCACTTCGGGAAATTCAACTGGCTTCATAATTCTTAAAATTTTGTAAATTCTGTCTAATCCCAATCCTGTAAAATCCCGTTAATCCTGTTTAGTTCGACTCACGTTTGACTCACGCCGCGATCCTCCCCGGCAGCGTCCCAAAGCGCCCGATCACCGCGTTCTGATCCTGATTCAGCCCCTGCTGGAGCCACGCCACATACTGCTTCAGCCTCTCGAGCACACCGGGATCCTGCTGCGCCCGCTGCTGGAATGTCGGATCATGCGCCGTCTGCTGCACCACCTGCATGCGGAGCTGCCAGTTCACGCCCTTCTCCTTCAGCGCCGGGTCCATGCCGCTCAGGATCTTCATCAGGTCGCTCTGCGTCTGGTCGATCTCGCTCTGCCCCCCGGCGTCCATGCTCTGGATCACGCTATCCGCAAGCTGCGGATCGATCCAACGGGCGCCGATCGCCACGAGCTGGCCGAGATCGATCCGGCTGAATTTATCCAGCGGCAGCAGCGTGTCGCTGAAAGCCTTCAGCTTCTCGATCGCGTACTCCGGATTCAGCTCCCGCGCGTCGAACGTGATCTGCAGATCGAACGCACCTCGGATGTCGTCGTTGCTCAGGTGGAAGGGATGATCCACCACGCCGATCACCCGCGTCACCGTCACCTCGTCGAGGTACTGCTGCGCAAGCATCAGCTCCTGACTCCCCGCCAGCCGGTGCTCGATCAGCCAGCCGTTCACCAGGTCCTGCGCCCGGTTCGCCTGCTTGTCGGGCTGCACGTTCTGCGTGCTGCGGCCGAAGAGCTGATCCAGCCCGCGTTGTGTCGCATTCTCGACTTCTACGGAACCCTGGAACATCTGCGGGTACTTCATCACCGTCAGGTCGTCCGCCCGCTGGAGCGGCACGTATCCCGCCGGCCGCAGCTCGAGCTTGCGCGGCATCTTGCCGGGAGGCCCGATCAGCGGCGGCATCGTCGTGAGGCTGGAGAGGTCAATGCGCGCGTCGCGCTGCACCTTGATCTCCCGCTGCGCATCCTCGGCCAGCTCCGCGCTCCCACGGCTGTCGAGCAGGCTCTGCGTGAGATACTCGCGGCAGTGGACCACGTAGGGATATTCCCCGTGCGCGTAGTCGAAGATCCCGCTGCACGCGACCAGCGGCTGAATCGTCCCCTGGCTCAGGCCCGGACAAAATACCGTCCGGTGCAGCGCTGGCACCAGGTCGTCGCCGCAAGCCTTGTGGTAAAAGTGCACCAACTCGATCTTCGCAGTGCTCGCCCGGGTGAGGTCCAGCTCTTCGCGGATCCCGCCGTACATGCCGAGGCCGCGATTCGCCCAGTTCCCCGCGTACACGCGCACACCCTTCGCCTTCTCGATCGCCAGCCGCACGAATGTGGGATCGTAGTTGTCCCGCGTGAGCACCCGATTGCGGAGCTCGCTTTCGTCCACCAGCTCGACCTCGGCCACCCACCGCGCCTCCTGGATGTCGTCCACGTCCACCGGCCAGAACACATCCACCATCGCACGCAGCGCCCGCCGGCGCGGCTGATTCCGCAGCAGGTACGGCACGGGGAATTTCGTCGCGCCCGTCTGCCGCAACTCGTTCAGCATCTTCGCCGCCATGTTGTTCTGCACAAGAGGGGAGAGGTTCTTCAGGAACTCAATGGCCTCGTTCCGCCGGTCGTTCCCGTAGAACATATCCGCAGCGTCCAACTGCATGTAGTTCGCGCTCGGATCGCTTGCCTGCATCATCTGCGCGATCGTCTGCATGTCGAGGGACTGATACTCCGCGCGGATGCGCTGATCCCAATCGATCCCGGAGACCGAGATTCCAAACGTCTGCCGCCACTGCGCCACACGCTCGACCTGCATGGAGAGATTCCGCAGCATCTTCGTGTAGTACAGCCATTTCAGGAGCTGGGTGATGCGGCCGCCCCACTCGATGTTCTGCCCCTCCAGCCCCGTGGCCTGGAATGTCGCGCGGTGGAATGCCGCCTTCAGCGTCGTCACCTCGTCGTTGATCACTTCCTCCACCGTCCACGTCCGCATGTCGCTCGAGCCGTCGAATGGGAAAATCTCCCCGCCCACGTTCTTCTGCCACTTCCGGCCGTCCGGGCTCTGCCCCGGCCAGTAGCACCGCCGCGTGTCCCATGCCCGCGCATGCCGTATCCGCGCATTCGACGCGTCCGTGATCGCACACTCGATTTCCTTCGCCATCACCCGCACGTCCGGAGCACGGTCGTACGCCCGATCAATCACCAGATTATCCATTGCTGCCCTCCGATTGTTTCGCCTTGACTTCCCTCGCCGCGGCGCTCTGCGACGTATCGCACCCCGCGTTCCCGCACTCAATCAATTTCGCCAGCACATCCCTCCGGATTTGCTCCCGCGAGTACCGCGCACGCTCGTTCGGCCTCTGCCTCGGCAGCGACCGGATCGTCCCGTCCTCGAGCATCAGCCGCACCTGGTACACGCTCAGCCCCGTGGGACAAAGCCACGCAAACACCTGCGCCCGCCGCAGAAACAATGGGGGATCGTCACTCATGGCTATTTCACACTTCCCTGCAATTCATCGATGCGCCGCGCGCACCGGGAGACGCGGGCCCTCATCCAGATGTAGGCGAGCGGGGGCCGCTTCCCGCACATCCGTTCGAGGCGGTGCATCTCCGCAAGATAGAGCGCCCCTGCCTTCACGAGGCAGCGAATCGCGCCGCCCTGCGGCTTCCACCATTCTGGAGCCCATGGCCAATCCGCAGGAGGGCTCACATTCGGATCATATTCACCGGAAGCCCCAATGCCCTCGTAACAAGCCCCGGCGCGCTTGAGTTCATCATTGACGTATCGGTCGTCATGTTCCGACGTGTATCCCTCAGCCTCCACCTGCCGAAGCCGCTCATCCTCGATCTGCTGTATCCCAGTTTTCATAAATTCAATTCCTCCAATTTTGTAAATTCTGTCTAATCCCAATCCTGTAAAATCCCGTTAATCCTGTTTAGTTCGACCCCATTTAGTTCGACTCAGTAACTTCCTCCGCCTGTCGGTTCGAAATCCTCCTCCGTGAGGTGCTCCAGCTTCGCAGTCGCCATGTACCGCGTGCAGTCGATTGGATCCTTGCACGCCGCTTTCGCGCCATCGTTGCCCGTGTAGTTCTTCAGCGCCCAGATCAGGTTCCCGCACGCATCCGAGATATACAGCGCAGGCTCGTTCACGAAGGGCGTGATCGGCTGCTCTTCGTCGTAATCCAGCAGATCGTTGATTCCCTGCTCGCCCTCGCGGTCGCCGTCGATTCCCACACGCTCAGGCAGCCCGGGAGCAGGCCGGAAATACAGCGGCGGACCGATCAGCACGCCATCGCGGTCCTCGTGCTCTTCGGCGAAGCGATCAATGAGCGACTGACCCCCATCGCGATCGGTGATCGCCCGAGCCGCGCCGCTGCGCGGATCCGTGTAGCGTTCGTAAATCTCCTCGCCGCATAGCTTCCACGAGCCATCGGCCTGCTGCTTGTTTCCCTCCTCAGCGAGGATCAGGCGTTTGTAGCTCAGGATGGAATGCCCGAGCGGATTCGCCTGCGCCGGGCCCATGTCGCCATCCCACTTGCCGGCGTCCTCGCTCGCCACCGCCCAGTCGCCATACCGCGCCTTGTCCGGCCACTCGCGATAGATGAAGTGCCGCTTGCGCTCATCCACAGCCACCCAGATCATGTACATATTCCGGGCGCCCGCCGGATCGATCACCTGATACCGCGTCACCCCGCCCGGCAGGGAACGAATGATCTCCATCATCTTCGCGTGGGGAATGATGTTGTGATCCCCGAACTTCGAGAACCGCACGCGCGTCGTCTTCTCGCAGTATCCGAAGAATCGCGCCATCCTCCGCTCCTTGTGCTCCCCGCCGTACAGCGTCTTCAGGTAGCCGTAGTCGCTGAACGGGTTCATCGCGGAGTGGAAATAGATCATGTACACGTCCTCTGCCTTCCGGATGTACGGCATGTGCCCGGGCGGGCAGTCCTTCACGTGACGCTCCCGCGGATCGAGCAGCTCAGGATCCGCCGCGCGACTCTCGACCGTGCGCGCGCCGGCCACCACTTCGTTGATCGCCAGCGTCATGCCATCGATCGGTGTGAACGGCCACAGCATCTTGCCCCGACGAGTGGCCAGGCCGCGCTTCAGATTCTTCAGCCAGGTGAGGGGAAGGTTTTCATCCCCCACAATCAAATCGAACTCCACACCTTCGTAGCTGTCATCGTATTGAAGGTAGTTTCCAAACATGCATATCCCGCCCAGCGGCGTAGTGAAAACGCCATCACTGAAACCGTTCTTATCGTCGTACGAGATATTGCCGTGACGGTCGCCCTTGCCGCGCTTCAGGTTCCGCCACTCCGGCGGCATGTACTCCCACATCTTGTCCTGGTGCACGCGCTTGCTCATCTTGTCGTTGTTCTGGAGAAGGAGCACGGCCACCTTCTCCTTCGTGGCCAGCAGCCGCATCGCCCGCTTCAGGCAATACTCCGTCTTCGCCGCGCGGTTCCCACCGAAGATCGGGAGCAACCACGTTAGCTCGAGCAGCCGATCCGCATCCGCCCACTGCGGCAGCTCGCATCCATACCGCAGCGGATCCTCCTGCGAGAGCTTGATGATCCGCTCACGCTCCTCGAGGCGCTGAAGCAGCTCCGTCTCGAGGCACTCGATGTACGCGGGCGACCCGGGCGCGCCCACGTCCACGACAAGGCGGCCGCCCGGCATCGTCTCCACGATGCGCGGCACAGGCCAGACAGGATGCGGCGTCGGCGCTCTCACAGCGTGGCTTTGACCTCCCTATAAATCCGCGCCGCCTCACGGCCAGACATCCCGCAATAGACCACCCGCAGCTTCCGAGCCTTGAACGACTTCGTCAGCACCAGGAAGATCGCCTCCACATTCCAAGGCATGCAAACCCGCACCATGCGAGCCGATCCACCCGGCCCCTTGTGCCGCCAAACCGTCCGCACCAAAGCCGCCATTCGAGTTTCAGGATTCACGCGATCCCTCCTCACCATTGGTCCCATTGGTCCCATTGGTCCCAGCCTCCCGAAAGCTCAGCGCCACATAAAACGCATCGAGCATCGCAACCTCATTCTCCTTCGTAGGCTCGCGCCGGTAAGCAGCCTTCGCCTTCTGGAACTCGTACTCCGCACTGGCAAGAGGGATGCTCATTCCATCCACCTCACACAGCTTTCCGTGGAGCACACCACCCGGGCGTGCCCGTTGTAGCTCGATATGGAGACGGCCAACTTGCCGCCGCAGACCGGGCACTTAATGGTTTCCGATCCGCCCGTCTTCGCGAACTTCTGGCGCAGAGGCGCAACCGCTCCCTCAACCACAAGCATCTTCGCAATGTGGTCCTTCATCGATTTTTCGTGGACCGCGACCTCTTCGTCTGTCGGCTCTAGGAAGCATGCGCATGTGCCGCGCTTCTCGAATTCCTCGAGCTGTTCAGGCGACGAGCTGACGACGGGGATGGAGCGGCACGGAAGCCGCAATCCCTTTCCAAGCTGCCTCTCCGGCTCCGGAGTCACCGAGTCGTAATCGATTCCTGCCTCGCACGTCTTGTGATGGAACGGCGACCGGAAATGTTTGCAGAGTCCCTTTCTCATCTCTCCCCTCCTTCATTCCCCTTCACGCCCTTCATGGTTTCCGCAACCACCCGCACGAACCGCAGCGGAAACGTCCGCTCGCCCACGGGCAGCCGCACGCGCACACTCGCCAGATTCGCATACGATCCAGCCGGCGCGATCGTGTGCCCGCGCTCGCGCCCGGATGGCGTAAGTACCTCGACAGGCGTCCCCACCGGGTACTGCGCATTGAACTCCGTAATCCGCACCGCCGCCTCCTTTGAGCCCGTCACCTCAGCGGCCTGCCGCCATGTGGGATGCCTCGGCGTGCAATAAAGCCTCGATCTCATTCTTCTTCCTCCTCAGTCTGTTTGCCTTTCTTCCGTCCCCCGCGGCCCGCCTGGCGCTTGGACTTGTTGTTCGAATAAATCTTCTCCGTCGTGCTCTCGAACCGCGCGAGGTACGTGACGAACTTCAAAGGCACCGGCCCGATCGGGCCATTGCGCTGCTTGGCGATGATCGCCTGCGCGCTCTCGACCTTCTTCGGATCGCCCGTCTCGTCGTCGATCTCGCCCTTCTCGAACCGCCAGATGAACACCACACCATCGGCGTCCTGCTCGATCGCTCCGCTCTCGCGCAACATCGAGAGATTCGGCTCCCGGTTCTCCGCGTCTCGAGTGAGCTGCGCCAGTGCCACGATCGGAATCTTCAGCTCCCGCGCCGTCTGCTTGAGTAGCGTGGAAATCTCCGCCACCTCGATCTGCCGATTGTCCTGCGCCCGTTTGGACGTTGACCGCATGAGCTGCAGGTAATCGACGAAGATGATATTCACCCCGCGCTTGACCATCCGACGCGCCTTCACGCGGAACGCCTGCACGCTCAGGCCCGGTGTCTGATCGATGTGCAGCCGGTTCTCCTTCCCGAATTGCGACGCCGCACGCACCAGCGAGCTCAGCTCGGTCTGGCTGAAGAATCCGTCGCGGAACTTCTGGAGATCGATCCCCAGCGTATCCGCCAGCAGGCGGTTGCCCTGATCCGCCGCCGGCATTTCGAGGCTGAATAGCCCGACCATCGGACCGTTCTCCAGCTCGAGCATGTGGCGCACCATGTTCATGGCGAACGCGCTCTTGCCCTGACTCGGCCGGCCCGCCACCACGTACAGCTCCTCGGGCATGAACCCGCTCAGCATGCGATCGATGTCCACGAACCCCGATGGCACGCCCACCGTCTTCCCGCGCTTCCGGTACCGCGCATCGATCTGGTTGATCGTGAGCTGCATCACCGCCCGCGTGTCGAGAATCTCCTCCTCGATCCGCCCCGCGTCCCGCAGGGCGAAGAGCCGCGCCTCCGTCTGCTCGAGCAGGTCCTCGACATCGGCATCCGTCTTCGCCGAGTAGCTCGCCTCCACCAGCTCCGTGCAGGCCTGAATCACATTCCGGCACTTCCACGCCAGCAGCACCTCCTCGAGATACCACTCGAAGTTCAACGACGTGGGCACGAACGTGAACAGCTCGCTCAACGCCGCCGCGCCGCCCACGCGATCCAGCAAGCCACGATGCGCCTTCACCTCCTGCTCGCTCGGATTCTCCGGCAGCCCCTGCCGCTTCAGCCAGGTCGTGAGCGTCACGAAGTCCAGGGGAATCGCCTCCGTCCGCATGTCCCGCATCGCGCGCAGGATCTCCGCATGCGCCGGATGATAGAAAATCGACTCCGGATACCGCTCCAGCCGATCCAGCAAATCAGGCCGGCCAAGCAGCGAAGAAAGGCACCCCTTCTCCGCATCCAGATTCGTCGGCATCTGCCGATGAATATCCGGCAACGCGCGAGCCCCATCCGCCCGATCCGTCCCATTGGTCCTAAGAGCCCTCACGCCTCCACCTCCACTCCCATCGAGCGCAGAAGATTCGCACTATTCGCCCAGCGGGCATGCCCGGTCCACGCGGGCAGAAACCTCGCAACAGCCGCATGGTCTCCACGAGAACGCAACAGTCGCAGCTTGCGCTTCGCCCGTTGGACGGAATCCCGCCGCAGCAAGCGGTGCGTGGTCCAGATGCGATAGCCCAGGAAATTCACCCCGCGACTGATCGGCAGGATGCTCCACTTGGAAAACGTCAGTCGCATGTCTTCGCTTACCACGCGATCGATGTGCGATTTCAGATAGCGCAGCTCGGCAGGATCGTTTCCGAAAATCACCGTGTCATCCATGTACCGCGTGGCCGTCTGCACTCCGGCCTCGTGAACCAGCCAGCGGTCAAGGATGTGGCCATAGAGATTGGCAAATAGCTGCGAGGTGAGATTCCCGATCGGAAGTCCGCATCCCACTGGAGGAACGATTGTCTCAATCAATCGCAGCGTGGCGGCACAGGAGATTTTCCGCCGAATCTCCGCATGGAGTATCTCGCGATCGATGTTCGCGAAATACTTCGAGAAGTCCATTTTCAGGCAATAGACAGGACCACGCTTCTCGAGCCTGCGCATCATTGCCTGTGCACGCAGTACCCCGTAGTGCGTGCCTTTCCCCACGCGGCATGCGGCGCACATGGGCATGAGTATGGATTCGAAAATCGGCTCGATCACATTGCACAGCGCGTGCTGCACCACCCGATCGTAAAACGGAAGAGCCATGATCTCCCTCGGCTTTGGCTCGTAAACCGTGAAGGTCTGGTAGGGCGCGACGACATAGGAGCCCGATTCCAAAGCGCGCGCGATCTGCGCAAGGTTCGCTTCCGCGTGTTCTTTGAAGCAAAGATGCCCTGGCGTCATTCGCTTGTCGCGACGCGCGCGGCGATACGCCTCACGGAGATTGCCGGCATCCAGAATGCGCGGGAAGAGATTGCGGTGTTTGGTTCCCATTGGAAATGCGTGAAGGGGGGTAAAGGCGCGAGTTTCGATCCCGGTTTCCGGAACTACTCTTCGTTCTCCTTATCCATGTGTGTATTTGCCGAAGCAGGACGACCGGGCTGACCACCTGATTTTTCAGAGGACGGCCCCGATGGGTGATTCCCACATCGGGAGCGCGGAAGAATGGGAATGCCCATCCCTCGAAAGCCCATTGACTACGGGAGTCACAGCGGCCGCGAGCGCCGATGTTGTTGTTGCTGTTGTTCGCGTTGTTGTTGTTGAGCCGACGCGGGCCGGCGTCGGACGTATTCCAATTGCCACTTCCCCGATCATCCCTTTTTCTCCTTTGCCTTCTTGATCCATGCACCAAGCAGCCGCCCCACCTCGGCAAGGTGCTCGGAGGCAACCTTGTGGTTCTTCGGCGTGATCAGTCTGCGGGCAGGATGGGCAAGAAAGCGCAGTTGAAACCGCAGCCATGCGAGTCCCGCATCGGCCGCGTAAAGTTTCGATACCTGCGATGATTTACCCGCCTCGATAAAGAGCCGGGCCTGCTCGAGCAGTGCGCGAAGGAAAAGCTCTCTGGCGACCGCATGCCCGCGATCGATACTCCGAATCACAGGATAGAGGTAGTTCACCACATCCTCATATTTCTCCACGATAGCGAGCTGCTGTTCGCACACGTAGGCATCCTGCACCAGACGTTCGTCCTTCATCGCTCCGCTTCCGCTACGCGTTAAACACGAACCAGGTGGTCACAGCGGCCGCGAGCGCCGAGGGAGTCGTCGCTGATGTACGCGAAGTAGCCGCTGAGCCGACGCGGGCCGGCGACGGACGTATTCCAATAGCCACCGAGAAGAACTCGACCGCCCCACGAAGTGAGATCGCGGCCCCACGTCCACATGCAGCCCGTGGCCTGTTCGAGCCCCCATTCGCTCCGCAGACCAGGGACGTGTGTTGTCTTCTTTGGATCGGAACCGCAATTCTTCCCTTCCTCCACGCCACGCGCCGCCAGGGCGAATTCCGCAGCAGAAAGGAGCTGCTTACCGTGCGAAGCCATGATCTCCACAGCCGTCCACCAATTCAGGTTTTCGGCACGAATTCCGCTACTGAATATCGGAGGCGTCGAACCATCGGCAATCGAGGCTCCTGCACGGCTAGTCCCACTGAGCGCCGGATCATCGTTTAGCAGATAAATGTCCGCCCAAAACAGATCCGCAACGAGCACCATGCCTCGCGGATCGCGACAGGCCGGACGCCAGTCCGCATCCCACAGCGAATGCGGTAGAATCTTTCCGTTGAGCCCAATGTGAAATCCACCAACAGCTTCTCCGGGAATCGAGCCCGTAAAATACTCGGCACGAAGAGAATCACCCTCCTGTGTGACGACGTAGTCCGCGCCTTTCTTGATTTTTGGAAGCATCACTGCTTCCGGGAACGATTCGGAATCAATCGTGACTCCGGACTTCACGACGACCTTCTTGCCGTCAGTTTCGAAAGCCACGGAGAACGGGTCAGGTTTTTCAAAAGTGTTCATATTTTAAGTGATTTGTGTGATGTGAACGCGTCGCTTCCGCGCCGCTTAGCCAAGGATCAAGTGGTCACAGCGGCCGCGAGCGCCGATGTAGTCGCTGCTGTTGATCGCGCTGTAGTTGCTGAGCCGACGCGGGCCGGCGTCGGACGCATTCCAATCGCCACCGAGAACACGGCACCAGCCGTTTTCCTGCTGGTCTCGGCTCCAGGTCCACATGCAGCCCGTGGCCTGTTCGAGGCCCCATTCACTGCGTAGGCCTGGCACGTGCCCGGTCGTTTTCGGATCGGAACCGAAATTCTTTCCTTCCTCCACACCACGAGCTGCCAACGTGAACTCCGGGACGGAGAGAAGCTGCTTTCCGTGAAGCGCGAGAACCTCACTAGCCCCCCACCAGTTGAGGCCACAGGTGCGGATGCCGTTCATCTTGGTAGGCGGATTGCTTCCATCCGCGATCGTGACACCGCAACAGCTCGTGCCATTGCTCTCCGGATCGTCGTTGAGCAGATAAATATCCACCCAGAACAAGCCGTTCACGAGTACCATCCCGCTCGGGTTTGGGCACTTCGGACGCCAGTTCGAATCCCAAATGGAATTCGAAATAATTGCGCCATCGTGGCCGACATGGAAGCCGCCAATCGACTCATCGGACAACGGAGCGACATACAGCCCGGCAGTACTCGCGAGGATCGAATAGCTCTTGCCTGGAGTTAGTTCCGATGGAAGCTCCACCGATCCGGAGAGCGGCGGGCCATCAGGCAACTTCACACCTTTGCGGATAGCCAGGTGCGTGCGATTGGACGCGACGGGCTGCCCGCATGATTTGCACGGCGATCCTGCATCGGACGCGCAGTGCACGATTTCAAAGGCCGGAGCGAACCGGTCTGGTTTGTTTAGGATTTTCATTTTGTGTGTTTTTTGTGTTCTTCCCGCCGACTCCGGCGGGGAAATTATCTGGCTAGCCAGCGGCTTTCTTTTTTTCCGCAGCCTCGAAAATCGCCCGCTGCACATGGGGAGGGAGCCGATCCCACGTCGCGCCTTCCGGCGGCTCCTCGCCGTACTCGGCGACGTACAGCGCAAACCAGTCCTCGGGCATCCGCCGTACCGGCGTTTCTTTTTTTTGCGGCGCAGGTGCAGCCCCGCAGATCGGCTCCGCATCGCGCAGGAAGAAGCCGAGACGGCGCTTCGTGAAGCCCTTGCCGCGCCCTCGAGGGGTCAGCAGCCAGCCGCGCATATCGGCGACCGCCTTGTCCACGTCGGACGGCCGATAGATTTCCTTCAGCGCGGCAATGTGCTCGTCATCCACAAGCCCCAGGTCTCTCGGCACCGCCACGCCCCCTTTCTTTTTTTTCTGAAAATTCGGCTCCGGAGGAACCGAACCGAGATCGAGAGTCAGGCTCGCTCCGTTCGACGAAGGCGAACGTGACGAGCTATCTTCCTTTCCATTCCCTTCCTTTCCATTCCCTTCCGTTGAAGCAGAATCGCAAGCAGTGCTTGAAGCTGTGCTTCGCTGTTGCTTGGAGCGTGCTTTGCCGCTTGCTAGGCCTCCTGCTTGACCCGCCAGCCGCTTCGCCTGAACCTCCAGCTCTTTGTCAACAGGGTAAAACAGGACGAACAAGTCATCGCCCTCCCACCGGAGAAGCAAACTCGCTGCGCGAACTTCGCGCAAAGTCACGCCACAAGTCATGATCCACTGACGATCGGTCCACGAGGCCGCATCCTTGATACAACCCGTGTTTTCCTGCTCGATGCACCATCCGAGCACCGAAAACCACGTCCCGCGCGCCGCCACGGAGGAGTCAATGAACTCCTTCGCCCGCAACGTCCCGACCTCCGTATTGATCCACCTCACGACTTCCGTGCTCCTTCTCCCTGTCCCACGTGAAACTTGGTTCCATGTGGAACCTCCCAGCCAAGAGCATCGATCTCTGCTGGCGTCAGGAGCCCCCGCTCGAGCAGTTTCCGCCGCGTCTGAGTCCCTGGTCGCGAGCCGTTCAGGACCTGCGTGACATGCGCCCGCGACGAGCAAATTGCCTCGGCCAGGGTCGTGGCCGACTCACCGCGGAAGTGCAGTTCCCTCCAGAACGTCTTGTTTTTCACAGCAGCTCTCTCCAATTCGGCAGGGGATTCGCCTCGAGGGCGCCCAGCATGGCCTTCTCGATCTGCTTCTGACACTCGTCGGGAGCGCGGCAGACTGGCGGCGAGTGCCGCACGGCCTCAACGACGGCCAGGCTGCGCTTCGCGGCGGCAACGCTGAGCCGCGACACCAGCTCGTCGAACTCCTGCGGGGTGAACTGCAGCGTCATGACTGCGCCGCCTCCTTCAGCAGCTCCTTCAGGCGTTCCACGGCGTGCTTCACACCGGACGCCCGGGCATCGTCACCCAGGCGCTGACGATCCGCGCAAAATCCCCCCATTTCCTCGCCCCAGCGAGTGATGATCTCGTTCAGGCAGATCCGCGTTTGCGGACTGGGATCGGCGGATTTCGGCTCGATCGCCACGCCGGCCATGAGCGAGTCGGGGAAATCGATCTCGATCCCGCCAGGTGACAGCCGCATGTTGAAATCACAGCCGCCAGCCGCCACGTCCCGCTCGCAGGCCTCGCGAAGCGCCTTGTCGCTCACCTCCACGCCGCCACCGGCATCGCAGAGGATGGCCGCGAGAGTGATCGGATACACGTTCAGGCGCTGACCCTTCCCGGCCATCCCGCGCATGAGCCCGAACAGATCCGCCCAGCAGGTGACGCCCTCGAATCCCGCCCTCTTTTTTTCCGTGCGGCTCATTCGATCGGCCTCCGGATGGCTGACTTCCCGACGCGTGGCGGCAACGCATCATCCAGCGCCACGCCCGTCACCAGCTCGTACTCGGCCGCATCCCTGCGCAGCATGTAGAGCCGCCGCAGGCGTTCTTTTTCGCGCGTGGAGCCCGTGACAACGCCCTTCGTGAAAACGAAGTGCAGCGTGGCCAGGACGCCGACAGCAACGGCCCCCACGCCCACCGACGCAATGGCTACGCCCACCGGCAAAATCAAATCCGAATCCATAAAGGTCTCTCCTTGGGAAATTGGTTGTCTGAGGGGAAAGGGACCCGGGCGGCACGCGTGGCGTCTTCCCCACCGCAAACGCGCCACCACCCGGGCCCGAAGTGGTCAGATGAACACCGGAACGGCGGTGGCCTTTTCGATCGCCTCGCCGATGTCGCGGAAGGCCTGCTGAATCTTTGGCCGCACGTCGCGGAGCTTGTACGAGAACGAAATGTTCCCGTCGTTCACCCGCACGCGCAGCACCGCCTCGATGTCGAAGCGCGCAGGCATTCCTTCGAATGGCTGTACGCTGAACAGCAACGAGCGCGGAAGAATCGCGTCGTTGTTTCCCGTCGTAGCGGTTTCCGAGGTGAAGGCCACCTTGGTGTTCGCGCCGTCGCGGACCGTGCTCTTCACCGTGGATCCCTGCGCGAGCGTGAGATCGCGGGCGATCTCGAGCACATCAGCCGGTTTCGGAGTCACGATCTCCTTCGAGTGGTCCTCGAGGAATTCCACAAACGTGATCTGGTTCATGGATTTGTCCGCCAGCTTCAGCAGCTCCTGGAAGGATTCCGGAACCGCCAGACTCAGCCTCGCGGTGTGCGTAACCCTTCGCGGATCGGAGGGACCCTCGTGGTAGTCGAGCAGCGCCTGGAACTCGGCTTCCGCACCGGGGAAACCTCGAACGATCGAGCCCTCGGTTTTGAACCGCGTCACGTATCCCGAGAAGCTATCGAGATCGACGAACTTCGGATTGGCCGTGATTTCCGTGGGCTTGTCGAGAAACTGCTCGAGCCCTTTCGCCTCACCGGTATGAGGCACGATGTAGAATGGTCTCCGATTGCCAAGGAGGGTTTTCACCTCGATGTCGGCGCACTTGAGACCGTGCTGGAAGGAGGCTTCCGCCTCTGTGTCGTAGGAATTTTCCATTTTCTCCTGTGTGGGTTAGCCGACAGCGGACTTCGCAGCGGCGGGTTGCGTTTCGTCGGACTTCCCGCCCTCGATGGAACGGAGGTCCATTTCCTGCTGGGCCGGATCGGTCCGCGACAGCGTGCCGTCCTCCAGAGGGAAGAAGATGCTTCCGAGCCGTTTTTTCGGCGGCAGAGAGACCTTCACATTCTCGATCACGTCCACGCTGCTCACGTCGGCATCGCGGGGTCTGATCACCAGCTCGAGCGTGATTTTGCCCGGCTTGCCGTTCGTACGAACGTGCTGCACGACTTCCGCCAGCGCATCGTCGAGCTCGGCCACAAGGCCGCGCCGCGAGAGCTGCGAAATGGTATTGATGTAGTAGCTCATTGTTGTTGGGTTTCGTTTTTTGTTTCAGGGCCGATAGGGGCCGTGATTGGTGCGAGGCGAGGCTTGCGCCCCTCGAAGGTGTAGAGGTCCGCGGAGACGTGGCGGCAGCGATCGAGCAACATTCCCGGCCGCATTTTTTTAGAATTTTTGACCTGTACCCGCAGCAGCGACGGGCGAGGGGATCGAAGCTCCTCCAGCGTGCGCACAGCGAGCACCAGACGGTGATTCCGCACCGTCCGCTGCACGTACAGCTCCACATGCGTGGGAGCCGTCTCCAGCTCCTCAATGACCTCCACAGGCGAATCCGGAGCCAGCGTGCGCACCAGCTCAGCCGCGCCGGCAGCCGTGTACTCGACCGCCTGGTTTTCGCCGCGAACCCAGTGCTCGCCCTCGCGGACCGCGCCGTTTTTTCTCAAATCGCGCAAAATCGCGCGGGCTACGCCAAGGCGCTCGGCGAGCGTGGCCTCATTGGTTAAAAGTTGGACGGACATAAATGCATCGTGATTTCGACAGGGGGGGCTAAATTTCCGACCCCCTCCCCCCCTGTCCGGGTCCTGGTTGATTAGTCGGAAAATCCGTAGCAAAATCCGGGGTGGTCCCTGCCTTTACACTGTCGGAACCCGTAGAATCATCTGACTGTGTATCAGTGCCAGCCGGAGGGACACCCTCCGATCCGTCGCCGGAACGCGGCCCACTTTGTAAATCCGTCGCCCCATCCGAACCCATTTCGCGGGCGGCTGCATCAATCACACGCACGTCCGCAGGCTTCGCAGTCGCCAGCCAGTCGGCGAACGGGTTGGTTGCCGTGCCGTCCAGTCCTTCCACGCGCGACGTAGCGCCGCCTGAGAGTAGCTGGAGCTTCTCCACCGCGATGCCGAGAGCCACCGCGACGTCCTTGATATTCTCCGCCGTAGGTGCCAACTCCATCAGCCGCTCGATGAGCATCCGCGACGTGAACGCCAGCCCGTTCACACTCACCCTTTTATGTTCTTCGATAGAGATTCCCTCGCGGGCACCAACCGCCGCGACGGTGTACGGATGCACACCACACACCTCGCATATCGAATTCACTGACCACTTCTCCCCGAGCAGCTTCACCACGAGCTGGTAAACATGCGGTCGCCGCGTGGCCAGGCGTTCACCCGTGTACTTCCCATCCCTCAGCTCCACCACTTCCAGAGCCTGCATTTCCTGCTCAGAAAAAAGAAAAGGCGCGGCCTGCGGGGTAGAGGATAGCTCGCCGCCGCTCATGCCGCCATCCTCCTGCCACTGCGCACCGTCCGAGCATCCTGCTGGCGGCGCACCGCATCCGCCGGGATCCGCACGTCCGTAGGCGTCACATAGACCACCTCGTCATACTCACCAGCCGCTATCTGCCGCTGGATCGTCCGCGTGGACACAGCCTGCAGCCGCGCCACCACAGCGATCGAGAGCAGTCGCCTCGGCATCCGTCCCGGCCTACCCATTGCCAGCACCCTCCGAAAAAAAAGAAAGCGGGTCCCGCGTGCGCGCAGGCTCCGGGATCCGCACGATCACGCCGCCGCGCACCCTGCGCACTCGAGGCACATCCAAGCGACGCGCCCTCGCACGATCCACGATGGCATTCGCCTGCAAAAAAAAGATCGCCATCGCTCGCGCACGACGATCCGCCTCAGCATGCCGCATCGCCGCATCCGGCGGCACACCGCGCAGCCAATCAAAAAAACGAGCGAGCATCGCAGCACCCTCAATCCTGCTGCGGCCCCGCGTGCACCGCCTTACGCTCCCGCTTACGATTCAGGCCAGAGATCTGCTTCGTCAGACTCAGCTCCACCTTCGCAGCCTCCAGTTTCAGCGCCGGATCATCCGATTGACCGAGCAGCTTCGTCTGGGCGAGCAGCGCCTCCTTCACCTTGAGTTGCGCATCCGTCGTTGTCATCGCTAACGCCGTAATTAACGCTTCTACCGAATCATGCAACAAAAATTTTGCCTTCTAGCGAAAATTACGCTACTGCCGTAAATCAATGAAACGATTCGCCGCAGCCTTACGCGACGCAATGACAGACCTGGGATGGACTGACAGCGAGCTCGCGCGCCGCACAGGCAAACGCCAATCCAGCGTTGCCGACTGGCTCAGCGACGACCGTTACAGGCCCACCATTCCAGTGCTCGAGGCCATTATGGCAGCCCTGCCAGAGGACTACGCAGTCCCCATTTTAATCGCCCATCTTCACGACCAACTACCCGACGCAGCCAGGTATCTCGTGAATATCGTTCCCACCAAAACAAGCGGACATCACACCGTCCGCGAAGGCGAAGACGAGCCCACAATGCTCGCCGGCCTACCACGGCGCGAACAAGAAATCGTCCGCTGGACCGCCCAGCAGCTTCAGAACAACAGCACTCTGCGCGATCTTCTCGAGATCAATCGAAAAATCCTCGGCGGAGAGAAATAG